CCACAGGTGGGCAGCCTCCAGGCTGTCGGCGATGATGTCGGCGGTGCGCACCACGCACAGGAACTGCCACTTGGGATCGATGCTGGCGGTGCGGTTGCCCCACAGGCGGAAGCCACCTTCGCGGATGATCGTCGCCACGTTGGCCTGGTTCAGCAGGTTGGCGCGGCTGGTCGCATCGGACAGGCCGAAATCGATCGCACGCGCAGTGCCGACGATGCCGTACAGCTCCTGGTTGGACGGCGACGCCCACCAGCCGCGTTCGTTGTCGCTGCGGGCGATGGCACCGGCCACGGCACCGGAGGCATAGCGGCTGACGATCGCTTCACCCTGCTGCACCAGCACGGCGGGGTCAACCACGTAGACACGCTTGGAACCGGTCAGTGCGGTGGTGGTCTTGGCTGCATCGTCGTTGCTGTTCGGGCCATCCTTGATGATGATGGCGCGCAGCTTGTCGGCGATGCCGAGCAGCTCGGCGATGACCGGGTTGGCCAGCACGGTGTCCGGACTGGCCGGGTCGGCCGGGTGCACGTGGGTGAAGCCCGGTGCCACCAGGATGCGCGGCTTCACACCGACGATGGACTTGGCGGCGAGCAGTGCGTGCACGCCAGAGTAAGCGCCGGTCTGTGCGTTCACGCCGCCCAGGACATTGGCCAGGGTGGCACTGTCGGAGGCGCCGCTCTCGACACGGATCACGACCACGACGGCCGACGACTGGTCGAAGATCGCGTCCAGTGCGCCCGGCAGGGTGCCGGCTTCGGTGCCGGTCTTGGCCGACAGCTTGGCCGCCTGCGATGGCGAGGTCACCAGGACGGGAGTGTTGATGGGGAATGCATCGGCGTCAGCCAGCGGTGCGGTGCCGACGATGCCGATCACGCTGGTGGAGGCGACGGCGATCGAGCGGGCACCGGTGTCGATGTTGACGACCTGTACGCCATGGAGAAATTCGGTCATTCGGAGAGGTTCCTCGGTGTGGTGGTGTGCCTGCAGATTCAGGCGACGTGTATATCTTCGGGAAAGGCGACGGCGGCGATAATTGCAGCCGTGGCCCGGTGATCGATCAGACCCAGCCGGAGGCGCTGACGCTTGCGCTGAAGCTGGAGACCTGCGCGTTGCCGCCGGCACGACGCAGGTGGACGTTGATGCTGGTGGAGGCGCTTTCAAAACTGGTGGACCTGGCGGGCACGCTGATGGAGACGCCTGCAGATTGCGAAGACGCCAGCGAGGCGAACGACGGTGCGCTGTTGCTGAAGTACGCTGCTCCCTGGTTGCTTACGCTGAACTGCACGTCGTACTCGGAGGCGCTGGCGCCTGCCGGAAGCCAACGACCGGAGGCAACGACCGTGTTGCTGTTGTTGCCACCGCCGGTGACACTTCGACGGATGCTGTAGTTGCCATCGGACAGCATGTCGATCGAGACCGATGCCGATGCCGATCCGGTCGAGTTGGTCTTGGCACCGTTGCTTGCCGAATAGCCCTGGCCATGGAACGGCAGGCGATAGCTGGCGCTGCCACGCGCAGCCCACAGGTTCGATACGTCCATGCCACCGACGCGATAGCCGACGTCACCGCGTTTGCTGCCGTACTGGATGTGGGCGTAGCGACGGCTGAGGTCGGTGCCGCCCACGCGCAGGCCGCAATCCTGCGCGACGGGGCCTTCCAGGTAAGGATCGAACAGGTCGTCGAAGTCGACGCCTGCAGAGCGATATCCGCTGGCCATGTCAGCGCTCCGCCTTCAGCGCACGCACTTCGGCGGCCAGTTCCTGGATGGCCTTGGCCATGACCGGCAGCAGTTGGTCGAGCTTGATCGAGGCAACGCGTTCGCCGTTGAACTCGACGCCTTCCAGGTTGACGGCTTCGGGTACCAGTTCGGCAAGCTGTTCGGCTACGAAGAACAGACGGCGACGACCGTCGGGGTTGTATTCGGGCTTGTAGTGGCCGGTGGCCAGCTCCATACGTTCCACTTCCGCCAGACCATATGGCTGGGGACCTTCGATGGTCTTCAGTTTGCGCGAGGAGCCGAAATCGAATCCGGCTGGCGTGCTGAAGCCGTTGGTGCCAGCGTAGAAGAGCTGGTTGAAGGCGCCATTGTTCCCGTTGCGAATTCGGCCAACAATCGCGTCTCCGTTCTGCGTATAGAAGTAGGCGTGATGAACGCCATCCTCCATTGCAAGGGCGCCGCCGTAGGAGCCAGACGAGATCACGCCGGCGTTCTGCGGCGAGTTCGGATCGAAACCGCCCCCGGCACGTATTCTCCCGGCCGCGTTGATTGCTCCTTCGAAATAGGCGGCACCGTTGTTCTTGTCGAATGCAAGGGTACGGATCGCAGCACCCGGTGGATAGCGCCACAATGAGTAGTGACCACCGTTGTCCAGAACGACCCGCCATCGCAGGGCGCCGCCGGCATAGCCATAGTCCTGCATGATCTGTTGGGTATCGGCGCCGCCAAGCATGTGAGATAGGACGCCATTCATCGTGTCACCGGTCTTGCTGACCTTGCCTGCCGGATCGAAGTTTCCACTGGTCCAGATGGACCCGCCGGTGTTCAAGGTGGCGTTGAAACCCCCTTCTGCGTTCTTGAAGGTGAACGTTGCGCCCGACTTGAATAGATAGCTGTCACCCGAGCCAAAGTAGACGACGCCGTCGGTTGCAACGCTCCCCCAGCCTGAAACGCGCAGGGAATTGTTCTTGACGGAGACAGCGCCGGTGAACGTACCGCCCGCCACATCCATCTTTGACTCTGGCGCAAAATTGCCCGCATGCCACATCGATGAGCCGTTCCAGCGCGGGGTATCGCCGTGCTTGATGGTGATCTCACTGCTGGCCGCGCGATCATTGCTCCATACCCGCCACAGCCCGGTGTTCGCCCAGCCGCCGATGAACGATTGCTCTGCCCCCTGGGCGCCAAAGCCCACCAGCGGATACGTTCCGCCGACAAACTGCTGGTCGGTGAAGCTGTTCGTGCCTTTGGATGCCTTGCCGTCCAAGGCAGTCTGCAGCCCGGTCACATCTGCGATGACATGCTTGTGGCCGACCGTAGCGAAGTCACCCGCCAGGGCGAACGCGGATGCGTGCTTGCCATCCAGGGTATCGGCATCCAGGCCATTGCCATGGCCGGTGTCCTTCAGCGCGGCCCCCTTCAGCTCCAACGCGGTGCGTGCGGCGGCCGTGGTTGCGGCAGACAGCAGTGTCCTGGCCAGTGCCGTCGGTGCGGCTGCGCCAAAGCGCTTGTCGGTGAATGCACGCAGGCCGCGCGGGGTCACCGCGCGCTGGGTGTCGGCCGCGTCTTCCGCCTCGATGTTGGTGGCCAGCTCGACCACGCCCAGCACCTCGGTGGTGGCCGGCGGGTAGACGAATTCGGCGTTGCCGAACTGGATCTGGGTGATGTCCACGTCAGTGAAGCGCGCATCCGTGGCCAGCAACAGCATCGAGGCCGCCGTCTTTTCCATGATCGGATCGGTCTGGCCGTAAGTGGCGAACAGCGTGCCATCGGCCAGGTACAGGCCGAAGCCGCGCAGCGAATAGGCGGTCGTGCTGTCATCGCGGATGGTCACGTGCAGCGTGTCATCGCCCACGGCCTGGCCGCCGAAGGTGGCGACGCGTTTGATCTCGCCTGGCAGCGCGGTCAGGCCGGCCGAAGGCGTGAACGCAGTGGACGTCAGGCCGATCTGGGTAACCAGAACGGCATTGGTGCCGGTATTCGGCGGATTGACCAGCTTGGCGAAGCCGGCGTCGGTGATTTTCAAGCGCATGCGGGGTTTACTCTCCGATCAGTTGGATGCGGCGGAAGGCCGTGGCGTGTGCGGCTGCAAGCGCGCCGATTGCTGCGTCGGCCTGCATGCCTTGGGTGAAGGTGAAATGCGAGCGCACCGGCTTGGTGCGGGTGATCTCGCCGATGACGTCGTCGACGAACATGGCGGTTGCCGCGGTGCCGCCCTGGTTGGCAATGGTCATCACCGCTTCGAAGGTGTGCGGCGGTCCCTTGGGTTGCAGCTGCCACCATTCGCGGATCAGCACTGAACCCCCGAACGCTGCGACCACGTCGCGCACGCTGCCGGCCGTGCCCTTGCGGCGCTGGATGGCGATCGCCGCGCGTACCCTCGCGCGTTTCACCGGTTCGGGCCAGTACGCCTTCCATTCGTCTACCGAGAGTGCCCATGCCAGCCAGGGCAGCAACGCGGCCGGACAGCGATCGGCGTCCCACAGGGCAGTGATGTCCACCGGCAGCGGACGGGCAACGATCGCCCGCGACAGTGCGCGCTCGGCCCGGGTGGCATTGGGCGGCAGCAGGTTGGCCGACGACGGCACCCGGACCTGTGCGTCAGCGTCGATGATCACGCCGGGCACAGGCGCCGCTGCGAGGGTGACCACGCTACCGGTGATGGAAACATCGTTCAGGCGCTGGCGTCCCTGCCCATCCGTGCGATACACCGCCTGCACCGTTGCCAGCATGCCGCCGGGATGACGGAACACCTGGTTCTTCCCATCAATCGCGCCACGCAGACGCGCATTGACCTGGCGCGTGGTGGCCTCACTCATCGTTGCCACCGTGGGCCAGCGTCACGGCGGTGCAGTACGTGGCCTGGGTACGGTCCACCACCACGTCCGCGGCGGGGCTGTCGATCACCACGCGCTGTACGCCTTCGGCATGCAATGCAGCGAACAACCCGGAGCGGGTCACGTCGCGGCCGAGACGATGCGATTCGATGATGTAGCGATCCAGGCGTGTGCGTGCTTCAGCCAACACGACCTGCGAGTCGGGACCGGCGAAGGTGTACAGCGTGGCGGTGACGGCGTAGTTGATGATCGTCGCCGGTTTCACCAGTACGTGATCGGTCAACGGGCGCACGTCGTCCGCGCTCAGCTTCGCCTCGACCGCATCAAGGAGACCCTGGGTGGCGGTGCCGTCGGCTTCACGCGACAGCACCGATACAACGACCTCACCGGGCGTGCTGCTGGTGGCGCTGGCATCCAGCACGCGCGGATCCGCGCTCAGTGCATGGAATACGTAGGCACCTTCCGGGCCGGCCACGCTGAAGCCTTCCGGTCCCAGCTGGATGCGGCGACGGAAGTCCTCGTCGTTCTCGTAGCGGGGAAGGACGCCTTCCTGCGGCTTGCCGGGATCGAGTACCAGGCGTGCAATGCCGAAGATCGCCGCGAGCTGATCCAGATCGCTGCCCACGGCGTAGGCCAGCATGACGCCACGCGCGGCATCGTTGACGCGCTGTCGGTCGAGCAGGCGCAGGTAGGTGCAGACTTCCAGGATCTTGAAGGCGGGATCCGACGGCAGCAGCGCGTCGAACGTGGGGTCCAGCGCCTGCAATGCAGTAAGCGACTCATCGAACATTGCTTCGAAATCGAGCACTTCGATGACCGCCGGGGCCGGCAGCTGGGAGAGATTGACACTGGTGAACGAGCCGGATGCCACGGTTAGCGAACCTCGATTCCTTCGATGGTGATGGCCTCGCCGTCGGGCA